AATTGAAGCTAGTTCTATAATTGAGAATATACCAAGTAGAATGTTTGTAAGTATTGCAGGTACTGCTATAACAAAATCAAAGTTTAAAAACTTTAGTAATCCATTGATAAATGGGGTTAATGCATAATAGTCTAAAGGAAACACCGCACCGGCTGTAATATAATATCCTAGAGATTTGTATATATATCCTTGTCTAAGTATTCTAGATTTAAACACATCTCTGTATTTTCTCTTAGACTGTTTAGCTATTTTTCTAAGTGAGATTAGTTTAACTACTGTATCTACAAAGATTATGAACATTAAAACTATTACCATTATCTGGATAGGTGCAAAGAAAGATGTAATTGTCAAGGCTGCCAGTGATATATTTGTTCTCATATTGTAGGTATTTGAGCTTTAATCAGACGGTATATAATATATAATATAATAATTATTAACCATATACCACCCAACCATGCAAGGAAATTAACCCAACCGGGGATGTATTTTATCTTTTGTGGCTTTTGAGTTTTTGTTACAAGTTTGGTTTTGTAAATAGTATTGCCTCTTACAGTTCTGTAGATAGTATCTACACGGGCAATTACTTTGTATTTATTATCTCTTACTCTTGATTGTAGTTTGACAATAGTACCATCTTTTTCTGCTAGTCTAGAAGCATACACATTACCTAGTGAATCACAGAATAATGTATCTTCTATATATACAGTTTCTCCAGGAATATTAATTGTAGTATCTCTAATTTGTGTTATTGTAACTACACTATCTTTCTGAGTACAAAGCGGGCAGTATTTCTCTAATCTTCTTTCTAATGAACAAGATGTAATAAATACTAACAGTAGAGAAAGTACAATTAATTTTTTCATTTTAAGCTACATTAAAAATACTAATATTTACAGATGGTGACAATGGTCTATCCGGATTAGTTCCAGCTGCAGTTGGTAGAAGTCTCATTCCTGTAGCTTGAGACCACCAATAAAACTTAATATTATCTCCAGCATTTAAAGCTATTGTATCTGTTATTGTTGCTAGTGTTTGATCATTTTGTGCACCAGTTGTAGTAAATGTAAATGCTGAGTTAGGTACAATAACATTATTTACTGTGAACCATACAGTTACATTATAATTTGAAGCACCTCCCGTAAAAGCAAGTTGCATACTAGCAGATATAAAATAAACAGCTGGATTAAGTACAGTTATACTATCAGAAAGTAATGTAAATCCATTTCCTTGTTGCTGAGTATTAATTTTTACTTGATTAGCTGTTGTTGCTCCACCATTTGTTTGTAATGTTGTATCAAAAAATGTTGCAGAGTAAAGATTTTTTTGAAGTGTAATTAAAGTACTCATAACTTTATGATATCCAAGTAATTAAAAATGCTGTACCTGTTGCATCATATGTTATAGAGCCCAATGTATTATTTAAAGCTCCAGCATCATAATTTATAGTTGTTCCTGCTGGTAATACTTGACCATCTACAGAACCGGCAGCAGTTCCTATATTAGCAATAGAAAAACTATAAACTCCTAGGGGTGTACTATCAACTCCTACAGCATATAAAATTTGAGGTGTTCTTTGTTGACCATTAGTTGTTCCAGTTAATGCATTAAAAACAGCTTGAATACCCTCAAGTACTTTTAATTGAAAAGGAAAGTTGTTTCCCTTGTTTCCGTAGTCTTTTAAATTTCCTATTGACATAGTTTCTATTTATGTAATTATTATGAGTTAATGATCATAAAGTGAACTTTTGCAAGACCATTTAATGGAGCTAAAGCAGCTGTATTACTAATAATAATTTTAGTAACACCATTACTAATATCAGTTGTAACTACAGGTCTACCGGCTGTTCCTTTATATTCTAATGAAACTAACAATACAGAAGTTGTTAAGAGTTTATCATTATAAAATTGAAATGTGTCAGAAGCTCCTGCTGCAGTTGTAAGTGATACAGTTGTTATAATACCAGACGGTGTATTTAATGTAACCTGAGTACCAGCATTAGTAGTTTGAGTAACAAAACCTTTATTATACAATGCTTGTAAAGGTTCAGCATTTATAGCAAGTGGTAACCAAGCATCGTCTCTATTTGGATCTTTAGCTCCAATAGGTAATAAGTTAGTTACATCTGTAGGAAGTTTTTCCCTGTAATTTCCCGCTTTAATCCAGGAGATAAAATTTAAAATATCCATGGTTATTTATTATTAAAAGTTTATTATGCTGATATAATACTAAGGGTTCCTGTATTATCTACTGTTACCAACCATCTTGAACCATTAGGAGAGCGCATTAGAATACCTTCACCTGCAGTTTCAAGTTCAATACTTTTAGTGTTTACAACAAGATTTGCAGAAGTAGGGTCAGTTGGTGCAGTAGCACCCACAACAACCTGACCATTTGGAAATAGCATTAATTTTTCATTAGGGGAACCACTACCACATGAAAATTTCATTACCCTATTTGAAAACGTATTAAAGTATATTGAACTATCCATTATAGGGTTACCTGGACTTGGTCCATTTACCCCATATCCAAAATTTGTTACAGTAGTTATCATATTATTATATACTGCATTACCGGCAACAAGTGATTGAAGCCTAATTCCTGCATCACCTTGTGAAAGATTATTTTGTGTAATTCGTAATGCCTGACCAGATGTATTAACAGTATTAATACCAATTCTACCACCATTGTTTGTTAAACCAGATGATGGAGACCATTGAGTACCACTCCAAAATAAAGTTTGATAGAATGAAGTTCCATTAGGAACACTACCAGTACCACCTGAACCAGCAGGACCTTGAGGTCCTTGAATTCCTTGAGGACCTTGAGGACCAGTTGCTCCTTGAGAAGCTAATAAAGCCCAGTTAACTGTATCTAAAGAAGGATTAGTTAAAGAAGGTCCAACAGCATTAATACAAAAATATGATGCCCCACCAAAACCTACTGCATCATCAACTGCATATACTCCTGTATTTGACCATGATCCTTGCCAATTAAGACCTGCTGGTCCTACTGGTCCCGGTACACCTTGTGGTCCTACTGGACCTTGTGCTCCTGGAGGAATTACTGCTGAAACTTGGGTTGCAAAGTTTTGTACAGAGATTGCTGCAGTTAAATATGAATCATCTCTTCTGTCATCTTGTAATGCAACAGGTAGCAAACTTGTTGCTGGATTAGCAGAAGTAACTACTCTACGACCTCTAATCCAAGAAATAAAATTTAAAATATCCATGACTTTTTGTTTTTAATTATATACACTATATCTATAATATAATAAAAATTATCCAGATGGCAAATTATTTACTAAATCTTTTGGTATACAAATAACTCCATGCTCAGTGAATATATGAATATAAAAGCCATCTACCTCCTCCCACTCGGTAAAAGTGTATGTAATATCGTTGACTGTTACACTATACATACTTGGTGACTGTTGAGTTAAGTATCATAATTGTATCACCATTAGGTGTCTGCGAGTTCCAAAGTAAGTAGCAAGGTGAAGGTACTGCAATTGCTGAGTTAGCAGAAGCTGCATAGTAGTTGGTTTGACCACTAGCTGAAAATATAAACCCGGAGTTATTAAAACATACTCCTGTTATGTTGTGTGTCATAAAAGTTGCAGTGGTTAATGGTGAGAAAGTACCTAACAGAGTTGCCCCTATGAGTGATGCACTACTATTGACATATAGCCTCAAGGGTGAGGATGAGCTACCTCCTGATACTTTTCTTGCCATCATACTGATGGTCATATACATATTGGATGTCACATAGCTGCTGATATCTTCAAAAGCAATTAACGCACTACCTGAAGTAGGAGTACCTGTATGTATTACCATTGTCTTCTTAGCAATAATCTGAGGAGCTCCTGAAGCTGACACAGTTAAATCACCACTTCCAAGTATAGAACTGCCATTGATAGTTTTTATATTAGTAGCTGATACTAATATAGATTGATAAGTAGTTGCTGCAGTCGCTGCTGTAAGATAAGGTGTTAATGCTGAGGATGTTATAAATCCATCTGGATTAGTAAGAGGATAGTAATAAGTATTATAAGTACTTAAACCATTATTCCATTGCACACCAGGATTAGGATAGGTACCTGATAAATCACCCCCGGCAGAACCTGTAGGTGAACCACCACCCCCGCCTCCTGTTGTTTTTGGCTTGCCATCTGGACCAGTTACTTCTATCCCACCGCCAAATATGTTACCATTCTTATCAACTAGTTGCATAGTCTAATCCGTAAATATAATATGTTGTTCCTGAAATATTTGAATAAGCAGTTAATCTATCTCCTTCTTTTAATGCATATGTAAAACTATCACTAACTGTGTCACCAGCCGCTAGGTTAAATTCATATAATACTTCACTAGTAGCTGATAATGCATCATATCTTTCTATAGTAAGTACATAAGCTAAAGGATTGTAAAATCTCATTGTTACTACTTTAGTAGATAATGAAGCTGCACTACCTGTAGCTAATATGGTACCAAGTAAACTTAACTCACCTTGTTCAATGATTTCTGCCATACTCTAATATACAAAAAAATCCCCAGCTTTGCAACCGGGGATTTACCTGTATGAGAAATAAGGAAACACAGGCTAGAGTAGTAGGCCGATTGCTAGTGCAAGAGATAACATTAGCACAATACAAATATTTGCAAGTTTAAAATCATCTTCATTAATTACATACTGTTGAGATATTTTATCAAACACAGGCTTGTATAATATATGTGCTATTGCCCATAACATAGCAATAACTGTGAACATGATTACAATTACAGCAATTCTCATTACTTCATTTTTAATAGTTTCTCTGACAATAACAATGTTCTTGTGATATCTCCAATTGCTTGATCAAACAATAAACTTTTTACTGGTGATCTGTTTTCATTGTAGTTATCCTTAAGAGTTTCTGTCAGTTTAGAAAACATTTCTCTAATTTCAATAATTTCTGCAGACTCATTGATCTCTTCTGAGTCTAATCCAACTAAAATATCTCCAAAAGAGTATACCTTAACTTCTTTAAATGCTAGTTCTTCGCTCATAATTTATCTATTCTTCTTTGTAAATATACTAAAGCTTTTTGTAAATCTTCTTTCTTAGTAGAAGTTTTTTTACCAGCTCTTACAATATACTTGATAACATTACCAAGATAAAAGTCTTCATCTAATCCCCAGGCTTCTAGTACATTAAATACCTCATAAGTATTTCCTGCTCCACCATAATACTGTGGTCTATCAAGATTTATGATCCTATCTTCAAGTGGTATCTGTTTAGATACTATCTTATCAAACGGTGTATGCATTTTACTGCTATACAGCTCTTCTGATTCTTCTGTGAAGTTTACCATATTATTGCAATGTCTCTTTCAGCAACCATTAACTTAACCCCATCTTCTAGTTCTACTGCTTCAGATGTTTGTAGCCCAGTGATTCCCATGTACACTTTATCCCCCACCTTTACTGATTCTACTTCATCCCCTATAGCATAAACTTCTAACTTAGTCCATGTCTTTCTCATGTCCATTTCAATAGCCATCTTGTCAGCTTCACTTAATTCAAATGGAGATTCTTTTACTTCTGGTTTGTTTAACAAAACCCTTTTTCCTTTTAGTTGCATTTTATTGGTTTTTAATTACAGACAAATATAAACAAATTTATTTACCTTGTCCTCTATATAACTTTTTATATTTTTTACTAGATTTTAGATTACTAGTTTTAGATTTAGCATGTACACCTGGACGGGATACTTTTGAACTTTCAATCTTAGTTGATATTTCTTTTATCTTTGCCATAGTTATTAATTTATACTATAAGATAATAAAAAAATCTATTTGATTAAGGTTATCACAATAATTATCCCGGTTAAATAACCGAAAGCTGAAGCAAATGCCATCTTTAATCTTTCACTCCAAGTCTTGGATTCTACCATATAACCTACAAATGGCAAACCTAAAAATGGGCCAATAAAAGCAAAAAACATCATGCCTAATGAATTTGACTCAGCAACATTTTTAATAAAAAAAGTGCTGCATATTTCAATAATAAGTGCACTGATAAAAATAATAAAATATCTATTCGTTATCATAAAACATTCTTTCTGAATCTTCTGTTTGCCACTTCTCATAATCTTCAACATTATAGAATTTGTTGCATACCAAATATTCCGGTTTTTCGGGAAATGGTTTAGTAACAAAACTAGGTTCGCTCCATTTGATTCTGTTATTTGGTTGTAAAGCCATTTGCCCATTATCAAGTAAAATAATGTGGTGGCTTTTATGTTCTATTGGATCTTCTGAAAATGTTATATCTGTATTTATATCATTCGATCCCCAATTAATTGTAGCATAGTATTTACCAGAATAGAATTTGTGATCTTTCATGTATACTTCTACTGGTGCATCTTTTAAATAATTCAGTTGTATCAAAGTGAAGTTATATGAGAAGCAATTCCATATCTGAAGAAAGTGAAATGGTAAATCAATTTCTGGCAGCTTTGGTTCTGTCAGTAGGGCATGTGATGGCAACTTATCTCGTAGCACACCATTGTCTAATAGTACTTGGAACAATGCAGCTTGCCCCGGCATGCACCTTACTGATATTACTATACCCGGGGTAAATTCTCCATGACCTTTAGTATGCTGGTACATGTACTCATTCCTAACATATACTTTGAGAGGAAAGAAATTGTGCTCTATGTGTGCCATATTATTTT